GGCGACTTCATCTTCACAGATGTTGTCGGGACGCTTACGGGGTAAATAATTGACTACCCTTCTGACTGGTCTCTCCAAAAGGCGATCCCAGCCATCGTAAGTATCCGCAAGGCAACTGTAGAAAGTTAGACCATCTGTCTTGTAAGTTGACAGGGGGACTTTCCGCCTCAGTCCTTGCTCGACCCAACCACGAATAAGCGAAGCAACACTCCACAAACCCTGACAATAAAATTGATCAGAGAGAGCGGAAGCAGCTAAGACTTGTTCTGGTGTCCAGCGATCATGCACATCAGGGATGACTTTTGTGAGGTACAGTGGCTTTACTGCCACCCCTTTATAAAAGTCACCACCGCAAGATTCCCGAAAGTGTGATTCCGAGAAGGACTTACGCTGATTCACTTGAAGACAATAAGCTTCAAGTTTGCGCACGATACAATTGTGCCAAGATACGGGGACAATAATGTCGTCACCGTAAACCTTGATGTCACGACTGAATCTTTCAATCGTGTCATGCAACGGAGTCAGGCCCAGATGTTCATGGACTGCTGCTTGAATCAAGCAGTAGAACACAAATGCCTCAATGGGGAAACACATTGCGCTTCCCATCGATGCGAATTTCTGTAAAAGAACAGAAGTCCCATCTGGTAGGATAGCATGTAAACTTCGACTGTCTTCGAGATACGAAAGTATTTCGGAGTTGGCGAAGATCCGTTGGACTAATGCTAATGACACCATGTCAGAAGCGTCCTTCAGATCAAGCGTCGAATGACGCCTGTTTACAGAGGCTAAACGTGCCGCTTCATAGTTGGGAAATTGGTCCATAAAACGGATAGAATTCCGCGTAAGCGGATGACTCTCCATTTTACGAACGGCCCATTTCATCAAACCCTGCTGCATATATTGCATATGAGCAGGTTCAACTGCTATGACGCGTGGGGTCTTGAGTGTCTTTGGAACAAAAACCACCTTTACAGGTGGTTCATCCTTAACACCCAAGAATCGGATCCTGTCAATATCACGATAGAACCCAAAATTGGGAACTGCATGAATTTCAACAGGAAACGACTCCTCTGACCTCTCAGGCCACTGCTCGATACGTAATCGCTTATTTTGCGAGCGCTTATCAGCA